CAATTCGGGCGCGGATGACATTTTATGCGTTATTAAACAATAGTGGAACGGTTTATATTATATTGTTATAACATTTTGCTATCAATTTTTTCTTGGAATACGCGTCAAAAACACACATAAAAACTTATCTATGATTTAGTAATAGAGAATGTCGTGTATCATTTATTATAGTAATCATTGTGACAAATCAAAAGCCGTTTTGACAGCGCTGTCTAAATCGCGTGTCCAGGATGATATTCACTTTTTATGTATTGACAAGAGGGTTAAATCCGGAACTGGCGGTTGGCATATTTTGACCGAAAGTGGGGAAAAGGTCCTCCTACCGCCCCAAGTCAACCGCGTCCCCGCGCTCCTGCTCCTGAATAAGGGGCATATGGTCCTTTATGGGGAACAAATCCTCCAGCATTTTCAACCGAAGAATGTTGCATTGAATAATGAGGCTACGAGTTTCAATGGGGAACCAAACTCGTTTTCATTGGGTCGAGAGAGTATGGGCGGATTCGGTGTTGCATCGGATAATTACAGTTTTTTAGACCAAAGTGCCGACGAATTGTCTGCGAAGGGAAATGGCGGAATGCGACAGTTGTATAATTATGCGACTCTTGACTTGGTGGATAAAATTGAAACGCCGCCAGACAATTATTCGCCAGACAAGGTTGGGAGCGTTTCCTTAGAGCAGTTGCAACAGAAACGAAACTTGGATATTCAACAATCATCAAATGCTGGTAATCATATTATTAGTGGGGGCGGCGGGGGCAATTTCGGGAATTATGTCGGCCCTGGGGCGCGAACGGAAAATGTGGGTATTAGAGCAGGAACAGCTGTCGAAAGTATAAATTATAATGGTTCGCAACGTGGACAGGCGTCATTGCCACCTCCACAACAATACGCGCCGGTTGGAACACCACCTCAGTTTGCAGCACAGGCTGCGTATCGCGCTCCCCCTCAACAATCCGAGTATTCGCGATTGGGGGGTGGTGGCGGCGGCGGCGCAAATCTTCGCGGAAATACTCGCGGAGGTGGTAGTTGGATTTAATTATTTTATAGAGATAATTTATATTCTATAATTGTCGGTTATATCATTGTTGATTGATGCCGATTGATTGTAATAAACACTGTAGCGACGAACAAAATATAATATGTGGATTACAAAATCAACTAGCAAAACTAGAATTACAACAAACACCACGACAAACACCAGAACAACAAAAGTTGCTGGATACAGCGATTGACAGACTCAAGGATGATATACACACTGCGACGATTGACCATAAAACTTGTATAACTGCGTGTGAACTTAGAAACCGTGGTTGTGATGGCGGTGGTGGCGGTAAAAAAAGTAAAAAACGCAACAAGGCTCGACGAAAATATCGAAAAATCAAAAGTAGGCGTCGTCGGGCGGTGTAATATATATCAGATATTATAGATAAAAACATAAAATGTATTATACTGTATTTCGTATTTAACTGAATGAATATATAATATTTTATTTGAATAGTATATATTTTTATTTGTCTTGTAAAACATGGAATTAATTTTAAAACCTGAAGGACCCCTACTTAGTGGTGTAGCAGCTTGCCACATTATTGTCAATAATGTTTTGGACCAGCAACCGAAGGTTATAATGTTAGTTGGTGAATTTCATGGTACTCAAACATCTGGTGAGATTGACTATGTAAACGCATACCTATCATTCTTGAATTACAATGAACAGGATACCAAGTTGCCACTTGATATAATGTTAGAAGCTGACAACGATTATTGTACTTTTAGCCGGGAAAGCGTATACAGATTAGGTTGGATATACAGACTACGCGATGCATTTCAAAATTGTTACGTGTTTGACGAGAGAGACAAAGGGAAATGTGAGTTTAAATATGCGCGAGCTCATTGGATCGATCCAGTAAAAAATATACCCGATTGGAAGCGGACGCAATCGAGTATGGCGGATATTCCTCAATGGATACTTGATTTGACCAGTATACCAGAACTTATAGTCGACGCCAACTGGACTACGAATGCAGCCTACAGTAGCATATCAGATAATATTAAGTCAATAGACGACTTACAAAAAATTATTTTTGAAAATCCACACATAGTAAAACAAGGACACCAATGCACAATAGAAAACTGGAAAGATTACATTATTGAACAACACCGTATAATAATTGATAAAGAAGCGGGGTGGTTTGACTCCCAATATGAAGGTCTTAAAGGTCAATATTGGTTTAGAATGGGCATTTTTAACACACACCGATTTTCGGCGGATGTGTATGCATTTTTACGAATGTTTCGAGCAAAAGATAAACAGTCCGACAGATGGAATGAGACGCACCGTTTTGAAAATATTATTTTTCATGCAGGACTAAAACATGTAGAAAGAGTTAGGCACTTGCTGTTGAACTTAAAAACTGCAAGTACAACTGCGATGTTTACTCAAGTACACGAAGCTGTTTACCATCCGATACAAAGGGTTCCCGACTTTATATTTAATTTGAGTACGATGTTGAGTACATTTGATGTTGATGCTATTCAACGTGTCTGCTGTCAAGTAGATTTTCATAAATTTTTAGAAACGATTCATACTTTTAGTAGCAAGGCTTCTTCTGCTTCTTCCAAGGGTTCTCCCGAAGGCTCTTCTTCGAAATACGGTGGTGGCGGAAATCGAAAAAAATACAGTAAATCTCGGAGATTTCGAACTCGGCGTCGTGTTCGTCGCATTCGAAGAGGCCGCACTAAAAATACACGTTCTACATAACAATCGAAATATTTTCTTTATTAGCCACTGTATATATACAATGGACCAGATTCGCGAATTATATACAAAATATGACGAAATCATCAAATACTCCGCGTATGCATTTACTGGCTGGTTTTTATCCTGGGTTCTCTTTTTTATCATGCTCCCCTTTATGATCCGTTATTATGGAAAGATTCGAGGTGCATCATTGAACTACGGGTTTAGTTGGTTTTCGATGATTGCAATTATTCTTGGCTTGGAGTTCGGTCTACGACGATGAAAATATCTCGAATCCACCAAATATATTCCGTCGGTATAATATATAAAGAATAAGTATTACTTCAATATATAATAATATAGTTATTACTCAATTATAATATGACGGATTTGAATATGTTCCAAAAAAAGATTTTATCGCAATTTGGACAGGATGGAGTACTTGAAAAAATATTTGATGTAATTGGAACAACAAATAAATATTTTGTCGAATTTGGAAGTGCCGGTAATGATACTGGAATGGGGAATACAGCATATTTGAGAAGACGCGGATTTACCGGTTTATTAATGGACGCGACCGAACCACCATATCATTCAAACCGTGGTACTAATAATTTTTATGATGTTAAAATCGAGTTCATTACGGCTTCCAACATAAACGATTTATTTACAAAATATAACGTACCAAAGGAGTTTGATTTCTTGTCAATTGACATCGATGGTCAAGATTTTCATGTATGGAATAAGCTACAAAATTATTCACCTAGAGTAGTTTCTATTGAAATGAATTATCATATACATCCAGGTAAAGATAAAGTTATGCCTTTGAATGATAGTTGGGTATGGGCCGGAAATGAACTGTTTGGTTCAAGTGTCACTGCTTTGAAAAAATTAGGAAACAGTAAAGGGTATGCATTAGTCGCGACTTGTATGTCTGATGCAATATTTGTGAGAAATGATTTGATAATTGACGAGAATAATAATACATTATTTCAAAATGTGAACGATGAGTTTGAGTTGGTAAAATTAAACATTGATATTTATTATGAAAATTTGAAGTATCCCTCGTTATCATCCCCCAACCATTTTGATATCGATTTCTTTTCTTCGTCTGACAACTATATTTCAAAATAAGAATGCGACATTTTACAAATCGCGAAAAATCGATATATCAGATAAAATATATTTTGTTCAAACTCGGGATTTTCAAACCTTCAAACTTATAAAATCAAATATATAAGTTTGAACGACTTTCTCGCCGAAAATATTCCGTTTGAAATCTGATCCCCCAAAATTGAAGATTCCGTGGATACAGAAGTTACAACCCCGGTTTTGGGGGGTTCAACCCCGGGTTTTTGGCGGTTTGGCGGCTACCTAGTGTTGCCTCATTTGTACGTTGTAGTCTGACCATATATGGTCTAGTTTACCCCTTAGTGTTGTGCAGTATGGTCTCCGGAGGCGTTTTTTTGTCGTAATCCTGGGAAAATGTCCAATTTGCTGTTTGCGCCGGAGACTTTTAAAACACGATTTCGAAAACACGAAAAAACGGGTTTGACACTGAAATGCTCACAATTCCGATTTTTAGTCGAAAAACACGCTGACTGACTTTTTTCGGGGATCGGCGGCGGCGGGTGGTCCGTCGGAGGTCCGCGCCGATTTAAGCGTTTTTTTGTCGTAATATAGAGTAGATGCGACCACACAATGCCACACGATAAAACCAAAGTATCGTATCACTGCGAAATATGTCACTATATATCGAGTAACCGATCCGACTACGAACGCCATTTAATGACACGTAAGCATCAAGAAAACGCCACATACCACACAAAAACGCCTCCGATTACGTCGGACCCCTATACTTGCACTTCTTGTAAAAAGGTATTCAAACATCGCACAAGTATATACAAACATAGATCCATATGTCAAGGATCGCCGGTGCTTGTCACATCGACCACTGCGGCAAGCAGCGCCCCGAGTGCCGCTGTAGGGACCGAACAGTATTTGTGTGAAGTTATAACCAAGAACCAAGAACTAACCGCGGCAATGATTATGCTTATTCAACAAAACACCGAACTTCAAAGTAAAATGATGGAAATATGTAAAAGCGGTGGAATAGGTGGAGTATCAAATAGCCATAATACGAATACAAATAGTCTCAATACTACGAATAATAATCAGCAGTACAGCCTGAACTTCTTCCTGAACGAGCAATGTAAAGATGCAATGAACATGAAGGATTTCGTGAATTCGATCCAGTTGAACATTACTGATATGGAGAATGTGGGGCGCTTAGGTTATGTCGAAGGTATGTCGAACATTCTCATCGACAATCTCCAGAAAACGGATGTATACAAACGACCGGTTCATTGTAGCGATATTAAGCGAGAGACCCTGTATGTCAAGGATGACAACAAGTGGGAACGTGAAGGTCCTGATCATGAGAAAATGGTGAACGCGGTCTTAGCCGTAGAACAGAAAAACGTAGCGCTTGTGAGTGAATGGGCCAAGGCGCATCCAAGTTGCATGAATAGCCACACTCGAGAAAATGAAACATACTTCAAACTATCCAAGGCAGTAACGGGTGGAGACAAGGAAGGCAACATCGCCAAGGTTATTCGAAAAGTAGCGAAGCGCGTGGCGATCGAAAAAAAGACACATGAATAATATGTATTTTGTCTGTAATATATATTATTTGAGGTTGATATACACACTTGATAAAGATGTGTTTTATGGTAATTTAATGCTTATATGAACGGCGATTATTTCGTTTGGATTTAGACTTTGATTTTTTGGTCTTTGATTTTTTGGTCTTTGATTTGGACTTTGATTTTTTCTTTCCACGTTTTGATTGCGGTTTCTTCCCTCCATACGGATACGGTCCCGGAGTTTGTGATCCGCCGTTGTTGGGGTAAATCATCGGTGGCGGTGCTTCCATAACCTGCCCAGGTACTGATGCCTGCCCAGACCAGCGGGGTGTCGGTCTACTGTACCAACCGTACTGGGGGTTCCACGTCATCCACTCTCCGCTCGTGCCGTCAAGTATGGGTTCCACGTATCGACCCGATTTATGATCATACGTCATCATCGTGTGGCTGCGTTGGTGAAGTAATGGTGGGTGGGGGTCGACCGGAACAGCAGCGGACCTCGCAGCATCAGCAGCAGCCCTCGCATCAGCAGCAGCCCTCTCATCAGCAGCAGCCTGAACTTCAGCAGCAGCCCTCGCATCAGCAGCAGCCTGAACTTCAGCAGCAGCCCTCGCATCAGCTACAGGAACCGGAGCAGGAGCATCATCACCCCAATCTTCTTCCCATAGGTCATATCTCCAATTATTTTCAGGATCGTCCAACTGATTCGGTCTAGCAGCCGCACCTGCTTCATAGACCCCTTCTATATTAGGAACTGGGACCCTTAATGACCGATGATATCGTAATTCAACTGTAGCCCCGTTTGGTAGGTCTTTTGTTTGTTCTTTTGGACCGAATCCTTCTACGTCTTGTCCTTCAAGATAAATTTGGAGACGATAAGATTGACCATTAAATGATGGTGAAGTTATCGCTGGATATTGTGCGTTAATACGTCTGAATATCTCGTCATACGTGTAATGAGGCCATTTTTTCATTGAAAGAGGAACAACCAATTCTACACCATTTAGTTCTGGAATATCTGGGAATACAATCTTGAAAAACCAAGAAGTATTGCTAGCGGTGATTTTGCTTTTAGTAACTAATTCGAGGTTTACAAGCGATGATAGATGTGCGTTAAAATCACCTACCTCCGGCTTTTCATCGTTCATCTTACAGTTATAATGACTCGGCGTATGAAATTAATTATATATATACGAGAGATAACAAATCAGCCGAAAATATTCCGTTCAAAATAAGTAATTTGTAAAGGTTGGATTCTGGGCATCCGCCAAATGATGTTTCAATGATAAAACCGTCGAAAATATTTCGTTTACAAATAGGAAAATCCATGAACCAAAAATGTCCATTTTTGACCCCCCCCCCAAAATTGGACATTTTTGGATGTCCAGAAAAATGTCCATTTTGCCCTTTGCGCGTGGAAGTTTTAAAAACGCGAATTCGAAAATACCCAAAAAATGGGTTTATGACTGAAATGCTCACATTTCCCGTTTTTTGCACAAAATACGCTTACTGATAATTTTTGGGGGATCGGCCGGCGAACGGCAGCGAAGCCCATTCAGGACATTTAGGACATTTTACGTATCATTATAAGATGTTTTATAGGATACAGCCCAACCAATCTAATTATGTTAACAAATCTCGTTTATGTACTAAAATTTTAATGTATAAGACATGTATAAGATAAATACGGGACATTTTAAGATACTTCTAAGATACAACCCGGATACATTAAGCGTTATAAGATAATTATAAGATCATGCCAAAAACGACCATTGATTATTCAAACACGATTATTTACAAAATAACGTGTTATGACCCAAATATCAATGATATATACGTAGGGCATACTACAAATTTTGTTCAAAGAAAACATGCACATAAAATGTGTTCTGCGAACAACTCGAACAAATACAAGTGTAAATTATATGAAGTCATTAGAAAAAATGGAGGGTGGGAGAACTGGAAAATGGAAATAGTTGATTTTTTCAATTGCGAAAATCATCTTGAAGCAAGAAAGCGAGAACAAGAATATTTTATATCATTAAAAGCCACCTTGAATAGCATTGAACCGTTGCCTTCATATAACCAACATACCAGCATTACACCGAATGAAAAGAAAAATGATAAAAATAGTGAATTATTGAATCAATCTGACAAAAAACAATCAAGTTTTTTATGTGAAAAATGTAGCTTTAGATGTTGTAAGCAAAGCATATATAACAAGCATTTAGAGACATTCAAACACAAACGCAGAACACATATTCAATTTCAACCAGTAATCAATACAACGTCAACTTATATAGAAAATAACGTAAAAAACAAATACACTTGTGAATATTGTTTGAAATCATATAAGTATCACTCGGGTTTATGGCGACACAAAATGGCGTGTACGTATAAAGCGCCTTATGTGAATGCCGATCTCAGTACGAATAGCGATATATACGATGAACCAGACAATATCGGCGAATCTTTCGACAATGACACAGATACATCATCGCAAACAGAAAATTTCATTATAAATAAAAGCTCGTCTCTTGTTCTTGGCCAAATCGCTACTAACCAAATAAAAAATCTTACGAATGAAAATCGTGAAATGAAAATGAATATGAAAATAATGATGCAGATGATGGCGAATAACGCCCAG